CGCCCTTCGGTCCCTGTTGATCGGGTCAACGCCGCACCCGGCCAACGATCTGAGGGACCGACACCGCCATGGGCACCAAGAGCAAGTTCTTCCGCGCCTTCGTGGCGGGCAACACGATCAGCGACGGGCGCACGATCACGCCCGAGATGATCGGTGAGATCGTCAAGAACTTCAACGTGGCGACCTACACGCCGCGCTGCAACGTCGAGCACGTGTCGGGCTACAGTCCCGAGCCGCCCTTCAACGGCTACGGCAGCGTCATCGCGGTCAAGTCGCAGATCGACGACGTCGAGATCGGCGGCAAGACCGAGAAGCGCATGGCGCTCTACTGCCAGGTCGACGGCAACGACCAGCTGGTCGGCCTCGCCGACAAGGATCAGAAGCCGTTCCCCTCGGTCGAGCTGACCGACAACTACGCCGGCACCAGCACCATCGGCCTGATCGGCCTGGCGTTCACCGACCGCCCGGCGAGCATCGCCACCCAGGCGCTGCAGTTCTCGCGCCACGCGCCCGGCTCGGTGTTCGGCACCGCGCCCGAGGCGACCGCGCTCGAGTTCGAGGCGGCACCAGCGAGCATCGGCGACATGGTGAAGTCGGCCGTCGCGAGCGCGATGGCGAAGTTCACCAGCCAGCCCGACAAGCCGAAGGACGAGCCGAAGCACAAGCCGGCCAACGACAACTTCGATCCGACCGCGTTCGCGACGGCGCTCGGCGACAGCATGGCCGCCACCATGGCGACGGCGATGAAGCCGGTAACCGACGCGCAGACGGCGATCGACGCCCGCTTCACCGCGCTCGAGACCCGGCTCGCGTCGACCGAGGCGCCGAACGGTTTCTCGCGCCCGCCCGCCGATGGCGCGGGCGAGGGCGGCGACCTGACCGACTGCTGACCCGCACCCCGTCCGACCTTCCCACTCCCGAGATCCGCGAGGCTCCCCACCATGCTCCCGATCACCCAGACCAAACTCGACGCCTACACCCAGCAGATCGGCAAGCTGAACGGCGTCGCCAATCCCGCCCGCAAGTTCGCGGTCGCCCCCGCCGTGGCGCAGACGCTGCGCGGCAAGCTCAAGCTGTCGAGCGAGTTCCTCGGCAACATCAACATCATCCCGGTGGTGGCGCAGGAGGGCGACAAGGTCGGCGTCGGCGTGAAGGGCACGATCGCCAGCCGCACGGACACCCGCGTGCACGACCGCGAGCCGCGCTACCCCGGCGACCTCGACGAGCGCCGCTACCGCTGCGAGAAGACCGACTTCGACACGCTCGTCCGCTACGAGACGCTCGACAGCTGGGCGCACCAGCCGAATTTCCAAGTGCTGCTGCGCGACGCGATCGTCAACGCCAAGGCGATCGACATCATCACCATCGGCTTCAACGGTACGCACGTCGCGGTCGAGACGGACCCGGTTGCGTATCCGCTGCTCCAGGACGTCAACAAGGGCTGGCTGCAGCACATCCGCGAGGAAGCGCCGACCCGCGTGCTCGCCGAGGGCGACGTCGAGCCGGCGATCCGCAACGGCGCCGGTGTCGTCACCACCAAGGGCAAGATCTACGTTGGGGCGGGCGAGATCGGCGAGGACGTCGACTACGTCAACGTCGACGCGCTGGTCTACGACGCGATCGAGCTGCTCCACGAGAATTACCGCGAGGACACCGACCTGGTCGTGATCGTCGGCCGCGAGCTGGTCCACGACAAGTATTTCGCTATCGTCAACAAGGCCGGCGACACCGCGACCGAGCAGATCGCGCGCGACGTGCTGCACGCCTCGAAGAAGCTGGGCGGCCTGAATGCGGTGCGCGTTCCCAAGTTCCCGAAGAACGCGCTCCTCATCACCACGCTCGCCAACCTGTCGATCTACGAGCAGATCGGCACCGAGCGGCGCAAGATAGAGGACAACGCGAAGCGCGACCAGATCGAGAACTACGAGAGCGTCAACCAGGCGTTCGTCGTGGAGGATCTGGGCAAGGTCGCCCTCGTCGAGAACATCTTCATGGGCAAGAAGCCGGCCGCCCCTGCGCCGGCCGGCAACTAAGCCCCACGTCGTTCCCGCTCCCACAGGACACGCCATGAGCCTCGCTCGACGCACCCAGGAACGCCTCCTAGCCATGAAAGCGGCGTCTGCTCCTGCCCCTGGGAGCGGGCACACCATCCCCACCGCGGCCGCGCCGGCCGCGGTGGACCATGTCCGCGCCGTGCAGCGACCGGGCGGCAGCGTCGCGGCCACGATCGCGATGCGGCTGACCCACGACCTGCGCCGCCTCTCCGAGATCAAGGCGATCGACAAGAAGGTCGCCGCCAAGCGCGAGATGATGCCCGAGTACCTGCCGTGGATCGACGGCGTGCTCGAAGCGGGCCGCTGCACCAATGGCAACCAGCTCGGCCCGACCGGTGCCGACCTCGTGCTGCCGACCATCATGATATGGTCGATCGACATCGGCGACTGGGCGCGCGCGCTCGAGCTGGCCGCCCACGTCATCCGCTTCGGCGTCGCGATCCCCAAGCAATATGCCCGCGACGTCCACACGCTGGTGCTCGAGGAGATCGCGGTGGCCGCGCTCAAGGTGCAGGCCAAGGGCGAGCGCTTCCCGCTCGACGTGCTCGAGGCGGTCGAGGAGCTGACGCTCGGCGTCGACATGCACGACGAGCCGCGCGCCAAGCTGATGAAGGCGATCGGCACCGAGCTGGTCGCCGCGGCGAACGGCGCCACGGCCGACCAGGCCGGCGGTCTCGCCGATCGCGCCCTCGCCAAGCTCCAGCGCGCGCAGGATCTGCACGATCGCGTCGGGGTGAAGGCTCAGATCAAGGGACTGGTGAAGCTGCGCGCCGCGCTTCCCGCGCCCGATACCGAACAGGCCGGCACCCCGCCGGTCGCATAGCTCGCCCCCGGCGCTCGGGGGCGGATCACGCGGGACGGGAGACCTTCGGATCGCAGGGCCGTCGTCCGACCTGATCCTCACCCCCGTAGGCGGGGCGAGCGACTCCGAGGAACCCGCCATGCCCCCGCTTTGGGCCGCCATCACTGCCAGCGCCGAGCTGCTCGCCGGCATCGCCAGCATCGTGCTCGCGGTCGCCGGGCTCGGCCTGGGCGCGCTCGCCGCCTTCGGTGGTGCCGTGATGATGGTGGAGCCGTGCCTGCGCCGCCTCGGCGCGCTCTACGCCGCGGGCGGGCTTCCGCTCTTCCTGGTCAGCACCTGGGTGCTCGCGGTGCACGGCGCATGAGCCTCGTTCCCTGCACCCCCTCCATCGTCCCCGGCGCCCGCGCGAACACGCAAGAGCCGATTGCGAACGACGGCTTCCTGCCCGCGATCGATCCCGACGACGTGCGCGCCAGCATGCGCGTGCCCGACAGCTTCGATCCGCGGCGTGTCCGCGCGTCATGCATCGGCGCCATGCTGCGCCTGGCGCCCGACCTCGAGGCATGGATCGCCGAGAAGAAGGCGGCCGGATATGCGACGCTCGAAGCCGTCCCCGCGTCGCGGCTCGACGGCAAGTCGCGGCTGGTGCTGCTCTACGAGCGCGCGGTCGCCTGTCACGCCAAGGCCGAGCTGATCGAGCGGCACCGCGACGTTGACCAGGCGGGCGGTGGCCAGCGCGACGCGGCCGCGGTCGACCAGACGCCGGGCGAGCTGCGGCGCGACGCGCACCACGCTCTGCGCCAGATCCTCGAGCGCACGCCGACCACGGTCGAGCTGATCTGATGGCGACCGAGACCGTCACCGCGCGGCAGGGCGACACGCTTGACGGGCTGATCTGGCGCGAGCGTCGCCTCGGCCCGACCGATCTCGCCGAGGTGCTGCAGCTCAACCCCGGCCTCGCCGCGCTCGGCGACGTGCTGCCGCTCGGCACCGTCGTCGCCGTTCCCCTTCGCGCGCCCGCGACCGCGACGCGCCCCCTCACTCAGCTCTGGGACTGACGATGGACAAGCATCTCGCGCAGATCTGGGAGGCGATCACGACGTTCGCGATTGGCCTGTCGCCGGCCGCACTCGGCGCGCTGGTCGCCGTCTCCTACGAGAAGGGCCTCACCTGGGCCGACCGCTTCACCCAGTTCGCGGTCGGCGTGGTGGTCAGCTACTTCACCACCCGCGTCGTCGGTGCCGTCGTCACGCTCGACCCCTTCGTGCTGCAGGGCGTGTCCTTCTCGATCGGCATGATCGCCTTCAAGGCCGCCCCCCGCTTCATCTCGGGCGCGGCCGAGGTCTTCGGCTCGCTCCCCGGCGAGATCCGGGACCGCATCCTCCCTGCCAAGCGAAAGGACGGCAAGTGACCGAACCTGCCCGCACGCCCGCGCCCGTAGCGAAGAAGCCCCTCGGCAAGACGCTGCTCGGCATCGTCGGCTCGATCGGCGCCGTGGCCGCGCTCTTTACCATGACCCCGCTCGAGGAGAGCGGCCGCAAGGTCGAGGCGCACGTGACCGCCGATGGCGCGGCGACGCTGCGCCACGTCGCGGGGCCGCAGTATCTCACAGCCTACCGCGACATCGTCGGCGTGGTGACGATCTGCGACGGCGACACGGCCGACGTGAAGGCCGGGCAGGTCGCGACGCCGCCCGAGTGCACCGCGCGGCTCGAGCGCCAGCTGATCGTCCATGCCGAGGGCGTCGTCGCGTGCGTGCCGCAGCTCTACGGCCGCCAGCACCAGGTCACCGCCGCGGTGCTCCTCGCCTACAACATCGGCGTGCGCGGCTTCTGCGGGTCGACGGCCGCCCGGCTGTTCCGCGCCGGCCGATTGGCGGACGGCTGCCGCGCCTTCGGCATGTGGAACAAGGCGGGCGGGCGCGTCGTGCGCGGCCTCACCCTGCGCCGCGGGCGCGAGACGGCCGAGTGCCTGCGGGGACTGGCATGATCGCGCTCGGCCTCAGGCTCTGGCGCGCGGTCGTGGGCGGCCGCGAGTGGCTGACCCTCGTCGTCATCGCCGCGATCGGCGCGTTCCTCTACGTCCAGCTCGCCGAGACCCGCGCCGACCGGGACCGGCTCGCCGCCCAGGCCGACGTGATCTGCGCCTCGGCCGGCGAGCCCTTCGTCGCCTCGGTCGTGCTGGTCGAGGGCAAGCCGATCGCGCGCGGGCGCGGCCTGCGCTGCCGCCAGCGGGTCACCGACCTGGTCGCCTTCCGCACCGACACCGAACGCGCCAGCGCCGAGGTGCTCGCCGCTGCCATGCGCGAGCGCGAGGGCAAGGCGGCCGTCGACGCCCGCGCCGCGCGCGACGCCGCGCAGGCGCTCACCTCTGCCACCGAACGCATGGAGATCGCCGATGCCGAAGCTGAACGCCGCAACCGCCTGGATCGTGATTGGTGGACTGCTTTCAACGACCTTGCCGGGCTGCGCAGCCCGGACCGTTGAAGTGCCCGGCCCCGCGCGCGAGGTGCCCGTCATCGTCAAGGTGAAGGACACACCGCCCGCCGAGCTGCTGCGCTGCCCCGAGGCGCCCGAAGGCTTCCCGCTCGCCGAGATCGGCCAGCTGTCGACTGCGACGCGCGCGGCCGCCATCCGCATCGGCAAAGCGATGGGCGTTAACGCCGGCCGCCTGCGCCGCCTGGTCAACTGGCTGCAGCCGGACACCTGCCGCGCGCCGGCACCCGCACCCGCCGCCACTACCAAGGCACCGGGCTGATGAACGTCGTGCTCCTCCTGGTCGCTCAGCTGATCGTGGGCTGGCTTATCGCGGACCTGGT